GTGCTTTGAAGCGCAGGAGGTCAAGCACCTCCTGTTGCTCCTCTGGTGGGAGCTGGTCGAAGAGGTACGACAGCTCCTGCTTTTCCTGTGAATGTGCTGAAGAAGCAGCAGGCAACATACCCGCCGCCCGAAGAACCTCTTCAGGGGGAATATGGAAAGCGCGGGCAATGCCATTACAGAGATCAACGCCAGGGCCGCGAGTACCCATCACCACGCCATTAATCGCTGATCGCGTGACGCCTGCCAACCTCGCCAGTTCAGACTGGGAGAGGTCGCGCTTTTCCATTTCAGTTTTCAGCCATTCAGAGAAGGAATAATTGTCAGCCATTGCTGACAATATTAGTGAATTGGGGTAAGCTGTGGCTGACATATTGTAAATAACCTATTGACAATCGATTGATGGCGTGCTATTATGTACGCAGTTGCTGACAAAACGTAAATAGGAGCGTAACATGCAAGATACCTTTTATATCAGGGTCGTTGACCCTGGAGGAAAGATTGCCGAAAAACTCAAGTGCCTGTCCGATAACGACATGCGTACGATGGGCTTCGAAACTGCCTGGCTCATTGAGCAGGAATATGCTCGCCGCTACTCCCAACCTCAACCGGCGATCACTGTCGAGGACGCGCAGGCTGCGCACGCGAAGGCGGAGGGGTAGGATGCGCGAGATCATCAAGCGGCGCTACCACGCGGACGCACAGGATCGGCTGTACCGCTACGCCGATGACGTTCTGGAGTACCGCATGCAGGGCGGCGAGCAGCGTTACCACGAGCGGCAGGATCTGGGGCAGGTGTTCATGGGTATGGTCGAAGCCGCGAAGGTGATCGGAACCGACCGGGCGGGCGCTCACCGGCACTTGCTGGCCGCTGCCCAGGCTACCGATGACCGGGCGGTGAAGATGGACGTGTACAGCGTCGTCATCGAGCTCGGCTTCCCCTGCCCGGCTCACGGCACTGAGACATATATCCACACCAGCGGCAGCCGCCAGTTTATCGGTGGGGAAGTGGATGATGACCTCGAAGAACATCTGCTGTGCTCCTTGTGTGGCGAAGAGGTTGAGTACATGCCGAGTGTACAGGCCGCGACCATGCCAATCATGGAATTGGCCGAAATCGCCCCGGTTTAGCCCCATCTTTCGCCAGACCGCTCCAGCGTAACACCAGACACACAGATGGAGTGGCGAAGATGGTCAGGACCTACAAGCCCAGAGAATGGCCGTACCGGGCGAAGGCAGCCAGGGACGGCGCGGCGGAGGAGATAGCCGCTGCACTTATCGCCATCATGCCGGTGCTCAGTAACGCCGGGACCATCGACGAAACCAAAAAATTGGCAGTGACGGTGTACCACCTCCAGAATGCGCTGAGGCATCTGGAAGGGGTAGGGGCGAAGACAGTGCCCCGTGAACTTTGACAAGTGCATTGGGTGGCAACGCGGTGGGAACGCGTGGGGAGCTGGCGCTTAAGGCCAGCGAAAGTGGGCAGACCCACAGAAACTCTGGAACAGATCCAGACGCAATGCCGAGACGGATTAATGCCGTAAACCCAGTTCGAATCTGGGCCACCCAACATGCTGTTTTTGAGAGTTCGAATCTCTCCCTCTTCGGAGGTGGCGGAACTGGCAGACGCGCAGCGACAACCCGGACAGACGGGTGACAGCCGGGAGAGACCGGCAGGGTCGGGCAGCGGCGTGGTAGGCCGCACCCGGGTAAGGTTGCTACGTTGCAGGTTCGAATCCGTGTCCCCTACCAGGGTACGGCAATCTGAGAGGGGTTCGAATCCCCTCTGCCCGACCCCCCGCATACCTAAGTGCAAGCACGTTTTGAGCGTGCATGGCACGGCAGCGCCAGCAGTAGGCGCCCTCACTGGTAACGTGAATATGAGCTTAGAGGTATGACTTCCCATTTTCTTTTTTCAGGGAAGGGAGGCTTATGGATTGAATCACGCCGAGAAGCAAATTAAACACCAAGCCCCTCGCAGGAACGAGGGGCAAGGCCGAACCACAACACACATCCCCATTATAGGGGAAACAGGAGAAGGAAACAATGGAACAAAACATCAACGGGAATGGCAACGGCAACGCGCTGGCTCAGCGCCCAAAGACCGGCATGGAAAAGATCAGAAATTATATGCTGAGCCCGGAGATACGGGAACGTTTTACCCAGATGATGGGTGACAGCAACGCAATGTACTACCTTAACCAGGTTCTTACCGTGGTGGCAAACTCGCCGAATTTGCAGCAGTGTACCCCCAAAAGCATTCTGATCAGCGCCATGCGCGCAGCATCTCTGCGCCTTGACGTAGACGTAAGTCGCGGCCAGGCGTGGATTATTCCCTATAAGGGGCAAGCCACCTTCCAGCTTGGCTACAAAGGCGTTTACGAACTGGCCCTGCGCACCGGAAAGTATCGGTACATCAACGTCGTCGATATTTACGAGGGCGAGGTGCTGACCGAAGATCGCATGACCGGCAACCACCATCTGTCCGGCTATCGTACCGGAGATCGCGTTATCGCGCGGATGCTTTACTTCAAGCTGACAGGTGGTTTTGAGAAAACCTTTGTAATGACGGTCGAGGAGATTGCTGCCCACGCCCGCCAGTACAGCCCCAGCTTCAATAATCCTGGATCTCCCTGGAACGACCCGGTTGAGAGACCCAAAATGGAGAGAAAAACCGTTTTATTGAACGGCCTACGCCGCTGGGGAACCTTCAACACCGCCGACGCTGAAATCATTGCGCAAATCGAGGATGCAAGCGAATGGCGGGAACGGCTTCCGGAGGAAAACGAAGTTACTCCCCCACCGGAACCGCAGCCGAAGACCGAAGCCGAACTGATGCACGAAATGGGCTTTGCCACTGAACCGGAACCCCAGGAGCCGGATTGGGAACCTGAACCGGACGTGGTGGTGGATGTGGAAACCGCACCCTGGACGTGCCAGACCGTCAGCCAGCAGATGGCGATGAGCGAACGTACTTCTGATGGCATCCGGTACTGGGACTTGTCAAACGACCAGCTCAGTCTCCGCCTAAACAGCATCCTGAAAACTCTGGAGAAAAACCACCTGGAGCCGACGGAGCGGGAACTGCGCGAGCTGAAGCGGGATGTTATCCGCGCCATTCTGGAATACCGCCAACCCAAGCAAGACCAGCTTCTGTGAGTGAGGTGAACCGTGCCTGAAGTAGCACCTTCTTATTCCATTGATGACGTTGCCCTCGCCCGGCTGTTCACTGAATACGCGGCGACAAAGGAATACCTTCAACGCCTTGAAGCGCAGATCCAGGCCGCGGTTCTGGAGCGGGGCGAGAGCGTGAAAATCGCGGGCGTGACCGCCAAGTACATGAAGGCGGGATTTGAGACCCCCGATTACCAGGTAGCAGCACAGGCAGCAATGCCGCACGGCTTTGACCTGTCGCCGTTCCAGACGGTGACGACATCCACCAAGTGGGCGGCGGTGTGCGCCCACCTCGGTATCGAAGTTCCCCAGGGAGCGGAAAAACCAGCACGGGTGCTGGTCAGCTAATTTTCTTCTCCTCCTTTCCTCTGTGTGAGCCCCGGTCAGTCCCTGCTGGCCGGGGCGAAAGGAAAAAAACAATGGAAACCGAAACCAACGTAATCGCGGCCACCGCCGCATTGAAAAAGGACCTGCTGAGCAAGGACGTTCCGGCCAACATCCTCGAACGGGCGCGGGAAGTGGCTGAACTCCACGCCATCAACTTTATGGAGCCCCCGGACTGGATCATGATCCTGGTCGGTGGCAACCCCGACCACCTGTCCGCGGTGGTGGAAATGGCAGTTTTCGACATTCAGTTTGAGGAGGGTTCAGATGATTGCGAGTAACGCGAGGTCTGGTGGTAACGGGCTGCTGGTGCTGGCGATGCTGGCTTTCCTTGCCCTGGCTCTGGGTATGGTGTTGGCGTCAGCGGCGCCTTCGGTCTTGTATATGTCCCATGCCACTGACCGGCATGGGTTTGGTGCGCAGGACGTCCGCGACTGCCTGAACAAAAACGGGACCCTGCAGGTGTGGAACCGGGCAGATGGACGCCATGCCTTTATCTGCCAGTTGGGTGAGCGGATGTACGGCATCCAGATCGCACAGAAAGATGGCAAGGGCATCTGGCACGAGATCACCAGCTTTATCAAAGAGAAGCTGCGGACGTTGGCCGACGTCGAGGAATATCTGACGAAAGCCGGATACACGAGGATTCAATGAAGCCGGGCTCATACTACGCGGAGAAGGTAGACACACTTCCAGCTGGGTTGACCAGGGTGGTGGGTCGTGTTCTGGAGAAGGCGGTTGGACACAGGAACGGTGTGACCGTGGAGCGGCTGGTAGCTCTGGTTCGGCTTACGCCGGGGCTGGATGACACTGATGAGCGCCAGGCTCGGGCTTCAGTCGAGGAGCTCCGCAAGGGCGGCATGGACATTGTGAACCTGATGGACGGGGCGGGGTACTTCATCCCCGCCCAGGACGAAAAGGAACTGTACCTGCGCTTCCGAAACAGCTACACCAGCCGGGCGAAAGCCATCTTTGACACCACCGCGGCGATGGACGCCACCGCCAAGCGAAAATTCGGATCGCTGGAAGAGAACGCCCAACAACCCGGGTTTGGGTTCTGATGGAGGCGGATATGACTGACACCGTCACCGTGAGGGTTAGCAAGTGGGACGTTTTTATCGTCCTCTCCAAAAGCGGCATCCGCAACGCCAGCGGTGACTATGCCGATTATGAACGCGGCAAGCGCATCATCCAGGCACGTTATCAGCCTGACGCAAACGAATATCCGGTTTTTATTTCATGGATCGCTGAATGGGTGGGCATCTAAATGGCAGAGTTCAGAAACATTCACTCCCGTATCTGGAAAGACCCGTGGTTTTCAACGCTTCCGGCTGAGCAGAAGATGGTTTTCATCTACCTATTCAGTAACGAACGGGCCAGCATCTGCGGGATGTACGAACTTCCGATTCGCTTTATCGCCTTTGAATGTGGTTTGTCAGAGGATGCCGTTGCCCAGGCGTTTGAAGCATTCGAAAAAGCGGAGAAAGCGTACTACCGGGATGGGCTGGTGTGGGTGGTGAACCTGCGCAAGTACAACGAAATGGGAGACTCCCCCAAAATTCGCACCCGGATCGAGAAGGATCTGGATCTGAGCCCCGACTGCGAGTTGAAGCGCAGGTACTACGCGCACCACCAGATACCCTATCTGCAAATTAAAAAAACTCCAGATACCCTATCGATACCCTATCTGGAAACGCAGAGCGAGACAGAGACAGAGACAGAGACAGAGACGGAGACAGAGACAGAGACGGAAACAGAGACGGAGACGCATGATCCACGCCCGGTTTCGCCTGTTTCCAGACCCCTGGAGAGCTTTGACGACGTGCGGGTATGCCTGGAAAGCATTACCGGACTGCCACAGGGCGGGGAGGCGGCGGTAAAGACCATCCGGGAGATGGCGGCAATGGCCCCACTGCGCGTGGACGTGGAAGCTGCGTATGCGTGGCTGTTGGAGCAGGGAAAACCGGTGAGGTACTGGGGGCAACTGGTTGGTCCAACCCGAACGGCGATAGCCAAGCGGGTGGCGAGCAATTCCCCGAACTCGCCGCCGGGTAAACAGGGGGGCAGTCCACCGTTGACCGAGGAACAATTGCGCAGGGAGCTAAACCTATGACGACAGCAGCCATCACATCCGAACCCGAAAGCATCATCATGCCGCCAGCCAGCATCGAGGCTGAGGAAGCCTTGCTGGGCTCGCTGATGATCTCGCCGGACCTGCTGCGCACCACCGCTGTTGACCCCGCTGATTTTTACATCGTGCGCCACCGCTGGATCCTGGAGGCCATGCTGGATACGGCCTCCACCGGCGGGCAGGTGGATTATCTGACGGTGTGTGATGCCCTGGAGAGACGGGGGAAGCTGAATGACATCGGCGGTCCCGCATACCTGATTGGTCTGCTGACCAAAACGCCCAGTTCCATGCACGCGGGACGGTACGCCGAGATTGTACGAGACCGCGCTCAGCGCCGGCGGGTACTGCAAATTGCCAACGAGCTGGCGCAATCGGCGTATGCGCTGGGAAATGACATCTCCAACTCCATCAGCCAGGCAGCGGTTGACCTTGCCGCCAGCGTGCGTCCGGTGGGTGGGGCCCAGCACGCGAGTGTGTTTGCCAGCCGGCATTATGACCGGATCTCGCAACTGGCGCAGGGACAGCGAGAGGTGCAGCGCATCTCCACCGGTTTTCTGGATTTTGACCGGTGTCTGGGCGGGGGGTTGCGCATTCCGGAGATGCTGTTGCTGGTGGGCAGGCCGGGGCTGGGCAAAACAAAATTCATCCTGCAACTGGCGTTCCAGATGGGGGCGCACATGCCGGGGCCCGTCTACGAGATGGAAACCGCCGAGCAGCAGATCATGGACCGGGAATTCAGCCGGCGCACGCGGATTGCGGATACCCGGCTGGAGCAGGGCGGGCTGACTGACGAGGAGTGGGCTCAGTATCTGTCAGCGGTTGACGCAGTGAGCAGCCCCACGCAGACGCAGGTTTACCTGGACTTTGGATGCAATTGGACCACCGGGACCCTGCAGGCCGACCTGGCGAAGTTGAAGGCTGAGCATGGCATCCGCTGGTACATGGTGGATTACATGAAGTTTTTGCGGGATTCACACGGCAAGGACGAAATCGAGCGCCTGAACTTCATCAGCGGCAGGCTTAAACAAATTAACCGGGAGCTGGAATTGGCGAGTGTGGTGATCCACTCCATGAACAAGGAAGGTCTGAAAAACCCGCGGCCTGACCTGTCAAATATGAGCCTGGGCGCCGACATCGCCTTTGACACCGACAAGGCGCTGTTCATGATGCCGCATGTTCCCTCACAGGGGCGTCCGGCGATGCCAAATTACCGAACCTTCATTTTCCAGAAGAGCCGGAGCAGGCTGGGTGATGCCATCTTCCACCTGGAGGCGGTAAAGGAATACCCGCAATTCCGGGATGTGGCGACGATTGCGCAGGCTCAGAGTGAGCCGCGTCGCCCGAGAGATTATTTTCAGGATTGAGGGAGGGCCTGATGATCTGTAAAAATCGCAAATGCCAACGGGAGTTTGTCCCAACCAACGGAAAACAAAGGTATTGCTGTAACAAATGCACACAGGCAGAGGCCAGTTACAACAGACGGTCACGGGAGAAAAAATTACGACGTGCCGCGCACCCAGAGAAAAAGCAATATCTGAGGGAAGCGGGATTGCCCATCCCGGAAAAGGAAAAAGATGTGGAGGAGCCGGTGGAGGTTGTTGTGGAGCCGGAGCCGCCCGAACCGCGGCGGGGGGTGGAGCATAGACCGGGTGTATGCCGGGTGTGCGGGAGGAAAGCCAGGGCGAAGCATCTGACCTACTGCGAGTTGTGCTACAAAGCCGCTTTTGACCGGTATCGTCCGGCGAGCAGAGGAGCGATAGCATGAACGAAACTGAGCTTACAAGGCAATTGTCGGTTCCGGAACTGGTGGGAGCATACGAGCAAACGGCGGGAAATATCCAGGAGGCTTTCCGGCTGTTGAGGGAGGCTGAGGCGCAGCTTGCCGAGACTTTCTCCGGGAAGTATTTCATCAACTTCGACGGAGTCCACGACCTTGACCCCAAAAAGATACTGATACGTATTCGCAAGCAGGTATGGCGCAGTCTGCTGCTTCGGGCTGGTATCCAGAAGGTCATGTCCATTAAGCGGAGACAGGAACTGGAAAACCGGCTGGAAAATGTGGACGCCGAGATTACGCAGGAACTGGTGTATGACATCTTCGCCGGTATGGCGGTGCAGATGCCGGACATGTTGAAAGAGTCCGCCAAAGAGGTTTTTGATATATTGCGCCGTGGGGCTCACGTCAGCAATCACCACAAAACGAATGTCAAAAATGCCAGATTTGCGCTTGGCGAGAAGGTGATCCTGGTTGGATACGCAAACGATCACCAATGGTACTGGAGCGGGCGCGATAACCTGAACGCCGTTGACAGGATGTTCCATCTGCTGGACGGCAAGGGTGCACCGGATGGGTACTACTCGGAGTTGGCGGACGCGGTGAACTCCCGGAGTAAGGGTGAAACGGAATATTTCAGTTTCATCAAATACAAAAACGGGAACCTTCACCTGACCTTCAAGCGGATGGACCTGGTGCAGCGCCTGAACGCAATCGCGGGTGGCGAAGGTCTGACAGAAGGGGTGACCTCATGATCGAAACCCCACGCATGATCGTCAGCTTCCTGGTGGATGGGGAACCCCTGCCGAAGCAGAGCTACCGCGCGGTAAAAGGCGGTGGCTACACCTCTCCCCGTATAAAAGCCTGGCAGGACACGGTGGCTTTGGCAGCCCGGGAAGCCATGCAGGGACGGGAGCCGGAGCAGGGTGAAGTCGCCATGCTGGTGGTGTTTGTACGGTCCAACCACAAGCGGGCAGACCTCGACAACCTGAACAAAGCCGTGGCCGACGCCCTGCGCGGCATCGTCTACGAGGACGACTGCCAGATCGTGACCCTGCACCTGGTCAAGCACGTGATGACGAAGGCGAAGGCAGGCATTTTGGTATCGGTATACGCGGGGCGGTTCCTGCCCTGGTTTGAGGTGAAGATATGAAACCCAGAAGCAGAGTTCTGGATCCCCGCGATAAGGCGGTTCTTCTGGCAATCCGCGCCTATGTGAGCCTGAACGGGTTCAGCCCATCGGTGCGTGAGATCTGTGAAGCCGTTGGCATCAGTAGTACCTCTGCAATGGCCTGGCGGCTGGATAAACTGGAGCGGCTGGGAAAAATCAGACGGACATACGGCACTGCCAGATCCATCGTCGTGCTGGAGGATAAATCATCATGCTAGAGACACCATCGAAGTCCATGTTATCCGGGGTGAAGGTTCCCCATGTCGTGATTGACCGCTGCGCCGTCGGCCAACGCCTGTATGAGGAGTGGACGGAAGCAATGGAGAGCCATGATCTGATGCTGATCTACTTCTCCATGCAGAACTATTTCTTCCACAAAAATGGCATGGGGACGAAGATCCCGTGCTGCCTTCAGTGCTCGGAAATAATCGGGGTGAAAGAATGAAAACAGACCGCAAGGAATTGGCAAGAATGTTGGGTATCCTGGCGAAGTCTGCCGGGGGACAGAAGGCTTTGCCGGAGTGCCAGTGCGTGAAGCTGGAATGGCTGGAAGTGGCTGAAATCGGAGGGAGTGGTGGAATGAGGATGACGACAACCAACCTCACCACCACCGTGAGCATGGATATTCCAGCAACCTTCGGGAACCTTAACACAATTGTGCCGGTGATTGTCAATGTGCGCAGACTGCATGCAGTTGTGGCTGCCACGCCGGGGGCTGAGATTAAACTGTCCGTGTTGCCGGACAAGCTGTTGGTTTACGGCGATGGCGCAAGTGGTCACACGGCGCTGGCAGCGCAAAACGCCGATGGATTCCCGCAGACGCGTGACCCTGAGGAACAGGCGGCGACCGTCACCGGGCAGACGCTACGGGAGATTGGGAGCAAGGTTGTTTTTGCGGCCAGTAAAGAAGACGACCGCCCGGTGCTGCAGGGGGTGTGCATCGGGCAGGACATGGCCGCGGCCACTGACGGTTACCGCATGGCGACGCTGATGGTGCACTGGAAATCTCCGGCAAGCGTGATCATACCCGCCGCCGCGCTGGAATTGTGCGCGGTGGTGTTCGGAGAAGATGAGCGCGTGGATGTGCTGATCAGTGAGAACGTGGTTCGTTTTCAGGGGGAACACGCATGGGTACAGAGCCAGTTGATTGAGGGGAAGTTCCCGGATTTGGCGGCGGTGATGCCGCGAACGATTGCTCTGAAACTCAGATTGTCCCAGGATGAAATGAAGGCGACGCTTAAGCAAATTTCGGCCAGCGTGGGAACGAGGGTACTGAATTTGGAACTGGTGGATACACGGGAAACCCTCCTTCTCCCCGACGGTGGCAGACGCCTGGAACTGTCTGCCGAAGATGACATGAACAGTGCCTCGTTCGACCTGCCGTATACGTTTGATGGCCTGATTGAGACCGGCAAGGTGAAGTGGGCGTGCAACCTCGACTTCCTGATGGATGGGGTGTCGCAATGCGGCGGCCAGGTCGAAATTCAGTTCAACGCAGCCAACGCGCCTTTTGTGATTACGGAAGCCGGGACCGGCTGGAAGTGTGTGGTGATGCCGATGCACATGGAAAAGCAGGAGGTGAAGCATGAGTGAGCAGATGACACCAGAAGAATTAAATGCGCCAGGCGGGATACCCTGGTACACACACTATTACCGAGTGAGCGCCGAGAATGACGCGCTACGCATCGAGCTTGCCGCCGTCCGCGAGCAGGCTGCGAGGAAGAAGGAGGAAAACAATGGGTGAGAAAACGGGAATAAGTTGGTGTGATCACACCTTCACCCCCTGGATTGGCTGCACGAAAGTGTCAGCCGGTTGCCAGCCCTGTTACGCGGAAGCGGGCAACACTCGCTTCCAATGGGGCGGCGGGTGGGGCAGGGGTAAGCCGCGCAGGCGCACGTCAGTTGAGAACTGGCGGAAACCTATTCAGTGGGCAAGGGCGGCGCTTCGGGATGGTGTGGTGAGGCGGGTATTCTGCGCTTCGTTGGCGGATGTGTTTGACGAAGAGGCACCACAGGAATGGCGGCAGGACCTCTGGAAGCTTATATCCGAAACCGCCGAGATCGGCGGGCTGGAGTGGCTGCTCCTGACCAAGCGTCCAGAAAATATCATGGACATGCTGCCGAAAGCGTGGCTCATCTCCCCACCTGATCACATCCGCATTGGCGTGACAGTGGAAGATCAGGCGGCGGCAGAAGAGCGTATTCCCCTGCTGCTACAGTCATGGGGCGGCAGGAACTTTTTATCCTGCGAGCCGCTGTTGGGAGCGGTTGACATCTCCTACTATCTCAGCGGTTGCGTGGAGCAGGTGGGCGATCGCCAGTACGTTACCCGTGAGATGGCGATGGATGCCTGCGACATGACGCTGGAAGGATCACTGTACTCAGATGAGGAATGGGAGCCTACGACCCAGCCCATTGATTGGGTGATCGTCGGCGGCGAAAGCGGCCCGGGCTGCCGCCCCATGAACTTGCAGTGGGCACGTGACCTCCGTTACCAGTGCCTGTCCGAGCGGGTTCCATTTTTTTTCAAACAAATTGGCGGCCACCCGGACAAGTTTCATGACCCGGCTGGCTGGCCGGAGGATTTACGTATTCAGGAAGTGCCGGAGGCGCAAGCATGAACGAAGATGCAACTGAGGCGGATGCCAGGCTTGTTCTGGAGTACTTCCCCGACCTAATCTTTGCCGCTTTATTCGCGGCCAGCTTCGCCACGAAGCTATGCTGGCGCCCGGATATTCCGTGGTGGATGGTGGCGACTCCGCTCCTGACCCTGATCATCTCGAAGGTGGTTATCGCCATCCTGGTGATCGCGCTGGCGTCGGTCGAGTTCAGCAAAACAGTTCCGGATATTGCGGCTCACAGGGAACAGGAGGTGCCGGATGCCTGATTACACGGAAATCGCCCGTCAGGAGTACGCAGGCAACAACTGTGTATTCAGCGCGGGCTTTGTTGAGGGTGCGGTTCCGCCCGTGGATACCATGTTTATCCGCCTGGAAAAGGATGGAGCAGAACCTACAATCATCCACCTTCGACCGGACGAAATGGCGGCGCTGGCCTGGATAATCACCGGAACACTTTGGTCTCATATGATGGATCAGGCTCCAGTGAACAACGTTTAACAACGAGGTGAAGATGACAGAGCCTACCGATGTTGGCGGCAACAACCGCCTGAATAGCAATGAAGTGCGCTGCTCCTGCGGGCATATGCTGGGGGTGCTGGTATGCGTCGGTAGAGCGTACTGGCTGCGGGTTGGAGAGGTGGAAGCTCGGTATTACCACGGACGCTGCTCCGCCTGCCACCGAATTGTGCACTTCGATAGTGGAGATTATCAGATACAGGCATTGATTGACCGTCGCAACCGTGCTAGAATGGATTCAGAGGTTTGACCACCGACGTGGACAACCCATGACGGTTCGCCCTTAAAAAGGGCAAAGCCGAAGCTAACCGCCCGGCGCCATTAATTTGGCGTCGGGATTTTTTATTTTCTGGAGGCGAATATGAAATCTCTGTTATCCCAACGCTCTTTCTGGGCAGCCCTTATCGGGCTGGTTGTGATCGTTGTCGCGGCCTTCCTGCCGGGTTTTGCCCTGGACACGGAACATATGGCGGGCCTGGCAGTTGTGGTGGTCAGCTATATCGTGGGATATGCCATCAACCCAGCTGGCGAATCGCTTGCAGGTATGCTGACCAGTCGTAAGTTCTGGGCCGCGGTGTTTGGTTTCGTCGTCATTGTTTTGGACGCACTGCACGTCTTTCCCAACCCTCTGGATGTCGTGAGCCTGGCCGGATTAATTGCCCTGATTTGCGCCTACATGCTGGCTCTGTCCGTTGACCCCGGCAAGGGCTGGCGCGGTCTGCTGGTAAGCCGTAAGTTCTGGGCCGCGGTGGTCGGTGTGGCCGTCATCTTTATGAACGCATTCAATATCTCGCTGCCTGCTGGCCTGACGCCTGACCAGATCATTGGCGTAACTTTGCTATTTTCCGGGTATATCGCCGGCATTGGTCTTGAAGGACCGCCCGCCCCTCTACCTGAACCGGGCATTGATGAACTGGAGTAGGTCATGGATCCATCAAACCTGGCTAACCTCGTAAATGTCGGGGCAGCAGGTGCGGTCATCGCGGTTGTGCTCCTGTTCCTGCGCTTCATCGAAAAGCGGGATAAGGACTGGCGTGATTTTTTTACCACGATCCGGAAATCAGACGGCGAGGCGCTCACCCGCCTCGCCGGGGTGATTGACCGGTTGGTGGAAAAGGTCGAGCGGCTCAACTCCAAGTTTGACAAGCACGATGCCACCGAGATGGAGGCTTTGCGCAACCTGGCGGAAGTTCTCCAGGAGCTACAGAAGGGGAAGAAGGTGCAACCACCCAGAAAGGCGCAGTCATGAAACTTGAATGGCCTGTATATCGAACGGCGGTCATTACCCAGCGTTTTGGTGAGAACCCAGCGAATTATCCGAAGACCAAAGGGCACAACGGCCTCGACTTCGGCATTCCGGTGGGAACCGCGATTTATGCAGCTGCAGATGGAACCGTCACCCGCGCCGACATGGACAGCACCGGCTACGGCCTGCATGTGCGCATCCAGCACGCTGACTGCATGACTCTGTACGGTCACCTGCAGTCACTGAGCGTGAAAGCGGGTCAGGTTGTGAGGGCGGGTCAGGTGATTGGCGAGAGTGGCAACACCGGCAACTCCACCGGCCCCCACCTGCATTTTGAGATCCGCAAGGTGGCAACCAACTTCCTCACCTGCGTGGACCCGCTGACGTACCTGCTGATGAGCGGGGACGTGAAATATCATGGCGTGGTGACTGATGACGGCGACAGACTGAGGGTGAGAACGGCGCCGAATACCACCGCCGCGGTGAAAATGTATCTGCCGGCGGGCACGCCGGTTGACCTGGTTGAAATCCGGGGTGACTGGGGGCGTCTGCTCGACGCCGGTGAACGCTGGGTATGTCTGCGTCAGAACGGGGTGGTGTACGTAAAAATCACCGGGGCCCCTGGCGAACCAGAAGCCCCGGCGGCGGGTGATGGTAACGAGCTCACCGCTTCGGAAAAGCTAGCCCGGCTTTGGGCTGCTCATCCGGAGTTACATGATAGACGCGAGTGAGTGCGTCTCCGAAATCGTCAGCGGCGGCGCCGCCAGATCTGGCAGCCGCCGAGCGGCGAGACGCAGTGATGGGCAGGGCAGGTGTGACGACATGATCAGCGAGCGGGTACTCCACCTCAAAAAGCATGAGGCGCCCCGGGGTTGCCAGAAACGGCAGCGACCTGGGGTTGCGCAGTATCCAGGCATAGCATCCTGGCTCATGCCAGTCTGCGTCGGCGGGGTCGGCGCACTCGGTGGCTATGTCCACCACATCCACCACGCCCACGATACCGCCACGGTCAAACTGGGCGGGCATGATCACACCCACGCCCGCCATCGCCTTGCGCATCCGGGTGAGATCATCGGGCGACATCGCCAGCGACTGCCCCGCATGTATGAGCAGTGGCCCGCGATAGCTCGTCGCCCAGGTGCGGTTTTCGACGGTTTTGACCCCGGCTGCGATCAGCCACGCCCAGGGCTGCCTGATGCTGAGCGCCCTCATGCGTCACCCAGTATGAGTGAGCGCACGTACTCGCTCATGCTCATGCCAGCATCCCCAGCACGGCGCTCCAGCCGCGCCCGCTCAGCATCTGACAGACGCACATGCAGCATGTGTGTCCGTGTCGATGTCTCCGCCGCGCCTGAAACTGCATCAGCGAGTGTCATGCGCTCTTCTGACGTCCACTCCGCCTGTGGGTCAGCCAGCGCCTGTATCAGCACCTGCTGGTACCGGGTCTGTGCCATCGGCGACCCGGCGCGGGCAGACGCCAGGGCGCGTACAGCGTTTTCGCCCGCTGATGGTGAGCGGGCGATTATGAGCTTGAGAGCGTCGATCAGTGGTGTATCCATGTGGTCTCCAGGTGCCGGGTCTGACCACCTACCCGGCGAGGGCTATGGGCGTGGGTCAATCCTCGTCGCGCTCTTTGCGCAGATCGTCGCGGCGATAGCGCAGGTAGGTGGCGACATCATCGATGATGACCATCTCCGGGTCGGCGTCGTACTCTGCGGCGATCTTGGCGAGCTCCTCATCGGTGGTGTCGGCGGTGATGCCGAGCTCATCCGGCGAGAGATGCTCCAGCGCCTCCTGGGCCGTCCAGTAAGCGGTCTCGTCCTGCTCGCCAGTGGTGAGCTCAGACACGAGCTCGTCCCAGGCAGCCTGGGCGTCATCATCCAGGCGTCCGACGTGGTTGCTCCCGTCCCAGACGATCTCGGCACCATCGAGCACGCGCTGCACCAGGGCAGCGCCCTCACCGGTCAGGTACGTTTTCGCGTACTCGGCGTCGGGGTGACCCGCCAGGCTGGTGGCCTGGGTGCGACCGCACCACTCATCGGCAGGGGTGGCGCCGTCGTCGTACTCCTGCGAGATACCGTACCGGCCTGTCTCCAGGTCGATATAGATCTTGCTCCAGGTGCGCCCCTGGGTGTCGCGGTGATAGGGGTCGATCTGAGGCTGGGTGTCGGCCTCGACAAAATTAATTTTGGTAGCGGTAGTAGGCATGTCGGTCTCCTCGTGTGTGTGTGTGGTTTCGGCCTGCTGGGCCTCGTCAGGCGGGCGATGCAGCCCGCGACCACGCCAGGGGGTGTACCCCTGGCTCTGGCGTTAGTTGCTGCCGTCGGTGTAGAAACCGCCGACCGCGCCCAGGGCGCCGGTTTTGGCGGCCTCGATGAGCTGCGAGGCGCGCCCTTTGGTCATGCGCTCCTCGATCTGCACGCCGAGCGAGACCAGGTACTCCACCTGACGGGCGGTGGCGGGGTGAGTGCGCCAGTCCGACGCCACAGCGGGGGCAGGGGCAGCGGGGGCGTCAGGCACCTCGACCTCGACCACGGTATCGGGCGCGAACCAGCGGTAGTCCTCTCCGCGGGCACGCCCGCGGGTGCGGCTGATGCGGCAGTACTCGGTGCCGTCGAAAAAAAATTTTCCATCGACCTGGCTAAAAACGGCTTTTTTTCTCATCGGTCTCTCCCTACCCCCTGCCGCGGCCTGCCGGGGTGCGCCGCTGTCCCTGTGTGTGTATACATAGTAGCACGCTGTACACACAATGTCAAGCCCCAATCTGCCCCACCTGGGGCAGACCACAGATTATCTGAGGTGCGAGTATGAGCAGACAGAGAGCCAGTGGCTCCCGTACATCTATGGCCGCCGCAGAGCAGCCCACCAGTGCCGGTGGGCGCCTGGTGCTGCCGCCGTCACCTGAGCTACTCCAGCAGGTGATCGGCGAGGGCGTGCGCGACCTCATCCTCTATATGTCGTGCGGCAAAGATTCTGTCGCCATGTGGCTGTGGCTGCGAGAGGCCGCGCCCGACCTGCGTATCTGGCCGGTGTACCTCTACACCGTGCCGGGGCTGCGCAGCGACCGTGAGAACCTGGCCTACTACGAGGATTTTTTCGGGCAGCACATCATGCGCTTCCCCCACCCACTGCTGTACTCGATGCTGGCGGACCTGGTGTATCAGCCGCCGGAGCGGGTGGCGCAGTTGCTGGCGATTGCCCCGGTGCGGTTCGGCTTTGCAGACATCGACCGCGCGATTGCCGCCAGCTACCTGGACGGCAGACCATACTACGCGGCGATGGGTATGCGTATGGCGGACAATCTGGACCGGCGCATGATGATGTACCAGAATGGTGTTCTCGGAAAAAAGAACCGGCGGTTTTATTACGTTATCTGGGATTGGAACATTGACCATGTGACAACCATTATCGCCAAGTATCGGGTGAAGCTGCCGAAGGCGTACCGTTTCAGCGAGCGAACGGTTGCGGCGATTGATTATTTTTACATGAAGCCGTTCCGGGAAGAGTACCCGGACGATTTTGAGAAGATACTGGAATGGTTTCCGCTGTTGGAGGTGGAGTTTTTCCGGTATGAAAGGATGGCTGGCAATGGGTAAAAAGAATTCGACGACGCTGCCACAGAAAATCGGCACGCTCAAAAAGAAGGGCGTGGTGCTGCCGGGTAAATCTGGTAAGGTGTTGCCCGACTTTGATTCGATGCTCGACCCCCGTGGTTTGCCGGGTCTGCCTGATATGCCGGATATGGACGCAGAAGCCACGGTCAACCAGGAGACGGATGACATGATGCAGATGCTGCGCGAAAACCGACGAAACAACGCCGAACGCTTCCGCGACATCGAGGCGGGCGAGTTCTGGTTTTGTGTATGTTTCCAGAGCCGGTCACAGAAAGAGGACTTCCTGCGTCTGCTTCTGGAGAGATATTCACCTTCCACCCCGGTGGAAAAGTTCGGCGATAAATACGTTTCCGGTTTGGAACTGGCGGAGATGCTGGGCGTCGGCATTGAACCGATGGTTCTGGAGGTCAAGAAGAGCCGCCTTGCCCCCAAAGGTTTACGCGGAAGGGAGGTGATTAGCTGATGAACCGCATTAATCGCACTGGTGTTACTGCTGGGGCTATCGCGCGTGGCTTTGCTTCGCGCAGCCCCCAGGCTCGCCGCAATGCAGGTCGCGGCGGCGGTCGCGGTGGTTAGCCGTGACGGAAAGGAATAAACCATGCCACCCCTGCGACTGACGAAAGGCATCATTGAAAGAGCCTGCGAATTGCGGGCTTATGGCGGCTCCGATGGCGCCTGCGCCAGACACGCAGGGGTGAGTATTCAAACGTTCTGCCGCTGGCTGCATTTCGGCCAGATGCTGCGGGATTACATCGACAACGGCAATCTGTTTGACCCTCCCGAGACATACCGGACATGGCGAAAGGAAGCCGTGACCGTCCAGGAAAAGCTGAAGCGGGAGTTGGAGCAGACGGACGGCGTGCTCTCAAAAGAGCACCGTGCCTATCTGAAACTTTGGGATGGAATGGTGGACTCCACGGATGTATTTGTCCAGCAATGTCAGCAGACGATTGATTTGGCGACAAAGGCAGACCCAGGCTGGGCGCTGCGTGGGTTGAGGTGGTTCCATCCAGAAGAGTATCAATCGCCGTCTGAGATTGTGGCGCGTCTGGAAGTTACCGGCAAGGACGGTGGGCCGGTTGTAATTGTGAACTGGGACGAAGGCGCGGAAGAGGAAGATGATCGAGAAGATAGTCATTAACGCGAACCCCCATCCCGGCCAGCGTGAGGTGCGAAACCATCCGGCGCGGTTCAAGGTGCTGGTGGCTGGCAGACGCTGGGGAAAGACGCGCCTGGGCGTCAATATGTGCATGGACGCTGCTTCGAGGGGGAAGCGAGCATGGTGGGTTGCGCCTTCGTACAAAATGGCGAAGGTGGGGTGGCGGCCACTCATGCGGCTGGGACTGAAAATCGGGGCGCAGGTGAGCAAATCCGATTGGAGCGTCATCCTGCCGGGTGGTGGTGAGGTATGGGTGCGTTCGGCGGACACCCCGAATAGCCTGCGCGGTGATGGCTTGGATCTGGTGGTGATGGACGAATGCGCATACATTCTTCAGTCGGCGTGGACGGAGGGATTGCGTCCGGCGCTCTCTGATAGAAAAGGCGGGGCGCTGTTCATCTCCAGTCCAGCGGGGCTGAACTGGTTTTTTAATCTCTACCAAAACGGCCAGGATGATGGTGAAGAGTGGATGAGTTGGCGAAAGCCAACCGGTGACAACCCCTACATTGACCCGGCTGAAATTGAGGCCGCCCGGCGCTCGCTGCCTGAGCGTGTTTTCAGACAAGAATATCTGGCTGAGTTCCTCTCGGACGGAACATATTTTCAGAAAATTACCGAAGCCTGCACGGTAAAGCAGCCAGACCCACCGGAGATGCATACCGGTCATTATGTGGTCGGTGGTCTGGACTGGGCAATGGCAGAGGATTACACGGTGCTCACGCTGGTATGTCGTGATTGTAATAAAGCCATTTACTGGGACAGATTCAACCAGATTGACTTCACCTACCAGCGGAAACGGGTGAAGGAAAGCTGCCAGCGGTACGGCATCGCGGGCTTGCTACCTGAGCGCAACAGCATCGGTGAGCCAAACATCGAGATGTTGCTGCAGGAGGGAGTGCCCATCTTGAAAATAGATGGGGTTCCGGGTTTCAACACCACCGCATCATCAAAACCGGCGCTGATCCAGCGTTTGGCGGCTGCGTTAGAGCATGACGGGCTGAAAGCTCCTGCGGATTATGACGGAGAACTGAGAGCCTATCAGGTGGAAAACTCCGGCGGTCGGCCCAAGTTTGGTGCACCGAATGGGATGCACGACGACCGGGTAATCAGTCTGGCGCTGGCGTGGTGGGCTGTTGCCCTGCGGGCCGGGCCGGTACAGAAAATGGAAAATCCGTTCTTTTAGGAGAGTAAACATGCCTGCATTGACAAAATCTATTGCTGACGCACGAACGCTGATTGACCTGGCGATGACCGAGCGCACACCCAGGATGGTGGATATTTCCACGTACTGGGATTATTACGAGGGGCGCCACAAGAAGTGGCTGAAGGTGCGCGAAGGCGAGCCGGATTACAACGTGATCATCAATCTGTGCGCGCGGGTGGTAAACCAGAGCGTGAACTTCATGGTGGGTTCTTTGCCGCAATTTGAAATCCAGCGGGTCCAGGGGCAAACATCAGAGAAAGACGATGTTGCCGAGGCGCTGGTGGCGCAGTGGATGGATGAAAACGACTTTGAGGACTTCGTTAACGATCTGATGACGATGGCGGCGGTCTCCGGTCATGCCATTGTGAAGCTCATTCACGAGCCTGAGAAACTGAACGTTAGGCCGGTGGTGCTTGACCCCAGTCTTGTTACCATTTACTGGTCACCCGAGGATAAGAGCAAGGTGCTGGCATATATGATCCTGTGGCAGATCAGCAGCGACCGACAGATGCGCGAAGACCACATCTACATCAGGGAGAGCAACGCCTGGGAGGTGGTGCAGTATGAGGGGTTCGGCAGTGATTGGGTAGAGATTTCCCGTATGGCGTGGCCGTATCCGTTCGCGCAGCTTGTGGATTGGAAAAACTTACCGAACCCACGCGGATACTACGGGCGCAGCGACATTGAAACAGCGATGGCGTTGAACGACGCCTACAACTTCAGGGTATCGAACACATCCAAAATATTGTGGGTTCATGCACATCCCCGGACGCTTGCCTTTGGTGTGGATAAAAACGGCATCAGTGGGACTGCGATTGACGGGTTGTGGCTGGTTCCGGATGTGAACGCCCGGATAGAGAATCTGGAGATGACCAGCGACCTGGAAAGCAGCCGCATGAACGCCCATGAGGTAAAATCGGACCTCTTCAGCGACGCAGAAACAGTTGACCTGTCCTCCGTCAAGGACAAGGCGGGGCAGCTAACAAACTTTGGGCTGCGACTGATGTTTGCTGAGGCTCTGGCGAAAAACGCGAAGAAAAGACGGCTGGCAGGACGTGGCCTGGTGGAGATGATGCGCCGGGTGGGGGCTTTGCTGGGGCAGAACTGGGAAAGCATAAAAATTGTGTGGGCTGACCCGTTGCCTGAAAACATGGTGGAGCGGGTGAGCATCGCCAAAGAGAGCATTGCAATGGGTGTTACCAGTCGGCAAACGGAGAGCGAGCGCCTGGGCAATGACTGGGAGCGGGAACGGGAGCGCATGGCTGAGGAACGGGCAGAGAGCGCGCTTAACCTGGGGCAGAGCATTGCCGACAGTCTGCGCGACCAGACCGAAGAGGATGAAGACTGATGCCAGACCCCGGTGAAGTTTACCGACTGCTGAGCGACTTCAACCGCCGCCTGACCCAGCGGGAGAAGACGTTGCTGTTGCTCATGGGCAGGAAATGGTCGGCGTTGGAGAAGCGGCTGTGGGGGCATATTGATTCCCTGCTGCTGGAAATCGCGGCGCAAGGGCTGAAGACAGACGGGCAGATATACCGGCTGCACCGTTACGAGCAGCTGATCCAGATGGTACAGGCCGAGATTGCGCAGTACGAAGCCTGGGCGATGCAGGCCATCACCACCGAGGAGCAGCGGGTAATGGACATGGGCTTTGGTGTGGCGGCACGAACGGCATACGGTGAACGCCTGATGGCAGCGGTCATTGACCGGAGCGCGGTTGCTAACATCATCGGGCAGTGCCAGGATGGGTCGCCGCTTTTCTCTGTGCTGCGGCAACGCGCACTGGGGCCTGAGGCGATTGAGGGCTTGACGATGGCGCTCCTGGAAGGGGTGGCGCTGGGGTACAACCCACGGAAAACCGCTCGCATGATGGCGAATGGGCTGGCGCAGGGTCTGAACAAGGCGATGGTGATAGCCAGAACCGAGCAGGCGCGGGCGGCGCGTGAAGCCACCCGCGAGGGCTACAGGCAGATGGGATATGAGCGGTACCAGCGGCATTGCGCTAAAAGCGACCGCACCTGTATTGCATGTCTGGGATTGGACGGGGAAACTTACCCGATAGAAACCCCGTTCTACAGCCACCCACAATGCCGTTGCTTCATGACGCCGGTTTTCGAGGGTATGCCGCAGCCAGCCCGGGCGCAGGCGTGGTTTGATGGGCTGGATGAGGACGGGAAGCTGAAGCTGCTGGGCCCCGGGCGTTACGAACTCTACCAGAACGGCGTTTCATTGCGAGACATGGTGCGGATAAAGAATGACCCGGTGTGGGGGCCAACAATAACCATCAGGCCGATACGCAGTTTCGCTGATTGAATAGATCGGATAACCGTGCTATACTGAGTCAAACTGAATAACGGCTTTGCGCCGAAGTTGGCCGCCCGGCAAGTGCAGACCTGAAATCTGCATTTGCCGGGCGGTTTTCGTTTAAACCCACGTTACCGGACGGCAAAACCGGGGAGGACATGAACATGATCAATCGGCGTTTTATGTGGATGGAAGCGGACAAAGGCGGATCAACTGGTGGTAATGTCGGCGGGGTTGAGCCCAGCGCCGATGCTGGCACCGGTTCCACGGGTACGCCCCCGGAACCACGCCGCTTCACCCAAGCGGAAGTGGATGCCATCATCGAAGACCGGCTGAAGCGCGAAAAGCGCAAGGCTGAAGAAGCGGCTGAGGCTGCGCGTCAACAGGCTGCGGCTGAAGCTGCGGCAAAGAACGGCGAGTGGCAGAAGCTGGCGGAACAGCGCGAGCGCGAGCTGGCGCAGGCCCGGAAGGAAGCACGCGAAGCACAGGTGCGGGCGCTGGCCGTAGGGCTTGGGATTTCCGACCCTGAGTACGCGGTCTTTCTGGTGGCAAAAGCGGGTGAGAACGCCGACCCTCAGCAGGTGCTGACAGAGTATGCGGCGAAGAACCCACCGGCCAACAACGCGCCGGCGAGCTCCACGCCCACCCAGCAGGCTGCAGGAAGCCAGAGCCCGACGGCTCCGGCAACCAGCGGACAAACCTTCACCCGGTCGCAATTGCGAGACCCGGCCTTTTTCCAGGCGAACAAGGCAGCGATTATGCAGGCGGCACGGGAAGGACGAATCAAAGAGGAATAATTTTGCCCGAGAGGGCTGAGAGAAGGAGCCAATAATGGCAAACGTAACTGTAACCAGTGCCGCGAACTTTATTCCGGAGATTTGGGCCAACCGCGCCCTTGAGATTCTGCGTGCCAACATGGTAATGGCGAAACTGGTGAGCCGCGACAGCGAGCTCGCCGCTTTCAACGTGGGCGACATTCTGAACATCCCCATTCCGGGGACGTTTGTTGCCAACGACAAAGCCGCAAACACCGCCGTCACCCTGCAAGTGCCCACCGACAGCACCGTGCAGGTTGCTCTGGACAAGCACAAGGAAGCCAGCTTTAACGTTGAGGACATTGTGCGCGCCCAGCAGAACCAGGATGTGATGGGCCTTTACCTGGACTCGGCGGTGATCGCTATTGCTGAGGCCATCGAGAAGGACCTGTTTGGGTTGACCCTGGGTGCACAGACCAACCTGGGCACGCTGGGAACCAACCTGACCGGTGCCAGCCTGCGCAGCGCCCGCAACCAGTTGAACAAGCAGAAAGCGCCCACCCGGGACCGGTACATGGTGCTGAGCCCCGACGACGAAACCACGGTACTGGGCGACACCGCGCTGCAGACCTACTTCGCCAACGCCCGTCCGGAAGTGGTTGCTCGTGGCGCGCTTGGACAGATGTACGGCTTTGAAACCTACATGAGCCAGTACACCCCGCTGGGCTGCAAGGTTGCCCTGGGCGGCGCCACCGGCGGCACCTTCACCCTGACCTTTGGCGGGCAGACCACCAGCGCGTTGGCATACAACGCGAACGCCGCGGCAGTAAAAGCCGCGCTGGAAGCCCTGAGCACCATCGGCAGCGGCAAGGTGGAAGTAACCGCCATCACCGGCGGCTTCGAGGTCTATATGAAGGGCGCTTTGGCCGGCAACCATGACCAGATCACCGGTGACGTGAGCAGCCTGACCGGCGCCACCAGCCCGGCTGTGACCGATGTCAACTGGAACCCTGCGTTCAACCGCGGCGCTTATGTGCTGGCGATGCGCATGTTGCCAGAGCCCGAAACCGGAACCGGCGTGCGCGCGACTGCTGTTCGCGACCCGGAAAGCGGCTTGATTGTGCGGGTGTTGCATGGGTACAACATGACCTATCTGGCTCACCAGGTGACCGTGGACGTGCTGTACGGCGTCAAGACGGTGCGGGCTGCGAAGGCCGTCAACGTCAAGAGCTAAGCGCGAACATTCGAAGAAGGAAAACGGCGGGGAGAGGTGGAGAAGTCGCCTTCTCCCCGCTTTTTGAAAGGACGAGCATATGTCCGCAAGCGCAAGTGATATTTCCAACCTGCGAATGATGGTGGCGGAACCAACTGAAGCAACCTACAACGACGCTGCACTGACAACGATCATCGATAAATATCCGCTTGACGGCGGGGCTTATGACCTCAACGCGGCTGCGGCTGAGGTGTGGGGTTTGAAGGCCGCCGGTTACGTGGGGATGGAAGAACGTGTCAGCGCAGATGGCGCCAGCTTCGATTACGGCGCTCTGATGGAGAAGGCCTTGCGCATGGAAAAGTTCTACAAGGCGCGGGCAAGTTCATCTTACGCAAGCTATGGAACCACCACGGTGATGCGGACTGATGTTGACCCGACCGGGTTGGGGTGGTACTGATGCCCGATTACGAGCGCATTCGAGCCGCGCAGGAGCGACTGCTGACAGATACGGCGACCATCACCGGTGAGGACGGGGTGGTAAAGGCTTCGAACGTTCCGGCGCGACTTTCGGGAACGGGCTATCGTCCGGATGAGCGAGTCATCGCCGGCAGGCTGGGTGCGGTTACGTCGTACACCATCACCCTGCCGCATGACGCCGTTGCCGTGGAGGGGGACAGGATCGCCATCAGCGGAAGGACATTCAAGGTGATTGGCGTTTTGAGACCGTCGAACCTGACGGCGCTGCGGTGCGTGTGCGCGGAGGTGATATGAGCGTAAAGGTTATCATCACCGAGAACCGCATTCCGCAGGTGCAGGCGAAACTGCGCCGAGACCCGGGTGAAATCGTAAAGAAAGCCATCAGCCGGATTGCGGCAATTGCCAAAGAAAGCATGGCGGAACCGAAGCACGGGCGACTGTACCGGCGTGGGCGGGTTGAGCATAGAGCGAGCGCACCAGGTGAAGCCCCTGCCATTGACACCGGCAACCTGGTGGGAAGCATCCGGGAACGCATGACGGCGGCGGCGATTGGAAGAGTGGAGACCTCAGCGGAATACGCGGCTCCGCTTGAGTTTGGAACGCCGCGAATGAGGGCAAGACCGTTTTTCCGTCCGGCTGCTGAGGCGGTGAAGGACTGGTTCATCAGTGAGTTGACCAGGTTACTGGGAGGGTTATGAGCCTTGCGACCGTTCCGAACTGGCTGGAGGAAACGCTGAAGGCCGACACCGCGCTGCAGGGTCTGGTGGGCGAACGCATTTACCAGGGCAGCGCGCCCCGGCGGGTGGAATACCCGCTGATTGTGTTTGGGCAGGTGGGGCCGGAGACACCGGTCACGGTCATCCCGGTGGAGGTGATTTTCCATGATGGGGTGTGGCAGGTGAGCGTGTTCGACAGGCAGGCAAACCGGGCGACCGCGTGGCAGATTGCCGACCGGGTGATGGCGCTGCTGCACGCGGCGCACGACCAGGCCGATGCTGGTGAAACCGGAACCATTTTAAGTTGTGTTCACGACGCCACCAACCCGCTGGAGATACAGGATGAAACCGGCGAGTATTACCAGGTGGCGATGGATTTCAGAATTGCGCGCCAGTAGGCGCAGGAGAGTGATGTATGGGCGAAAAGGCCTCGATTTTTCAGGGTGTACAAATCGGCATTGAGAGCGTTGCCGGAACCGGGGTGGCAGCCGACAAGAAGTTGCTTGCCTGCTCCATTCAGCCATCGGTACGAACGGAAAGCGAACGCTTCCGCCCGAAGGGGAACAAGTACCCGGCTTTCACCGTACTCAACAGGGAATGGGTTGAGGCGAAGCTGGAGGGGAAGCCGACCTATAACGAGCTGCTGTACCTGCTGGCGTCGTTGCTGGGCGAGCCCACGCCAGTACAACAGGGTGTGACCGCTGGTTACCTGTGGGAGTTCACCAGCAACACCAGCTCGGAAGACGCGGGACTGACGTTGACGGTGGAGCAGGGCGACGCCAACAGCGCCTGGCGCAGTGTGGGAATGAGGGTGAGTGGCATTGGGCTGAACTTCTCTTCGAAGGAACTGACACTGAGCGGGAGCGCGATTGGGCTGGCGCTGGAAAAGGGCGTAACCCTGACGGCAGACCCGACCAGCCTGACGCCGTTGCCGATTGCGCCGGGGCATCTGAAGTTCTACATGGCAGATACCCAGGCGGGGTTGGCGGGCGCGACGGCGATGACACGCGGTTTCAGCCTGGACTGGAACCTGACGGACCTGATCGGGCAGTCGTGGCCGGTGGGCGGGGCGGCGGTGACGGTGGAGAAGGAGCCGAAGTTGGAAGCCAAACTGAAACTGGCGACCGACAGCGTGGGTATGGGATTGCTGGATACCATGCGCAATGGCGCAACCAAATGGTTCAGGGTGCAGGCGACGGGCGCAACCATCAGCGGTACGGTGAAGCATTTGCTTACCCTGGACTTCCCGGCTCAGGTGGAGCAACCCGGCGACTTCGGCGATACCGACGGTCTGTACACAGTGGAATATGCACTGGCCGGCATCCATGACGCGACGTGGGGCAAGTCGTTCCAGATCAGCATCATCACCACGGTGGAGGAACTGTAAAATGCGGCTTTCAGAGCTTACCCAGCAGACCAAAACCATCAGCGTGGAGTGGAACGGCCACATTGTTGAAGTGGAGTACCGGGTTCACTTTTTGACACCGGCGTTTGTGCAGATGTGCCGGGCGGGCGTGAGCGTTGCGAATGAACTGCGCCAGATTGTGACGCGGTGGAGCATCGAAGACGACGACGGGCAGGAATTGAGCGTTGAGGACAGCGCGGACAACCTGCCGGGCGGGCTTCTGCAGGCGATTGAAGCCGGTATCATGCACGACATGGCGGGTCCCGCCGGGGATGAAGCCGAAAAAAAAGACTGATGCAGTGGCTGGAAGCCCCTGAGATGTTCGATTCGCCGGATGGTGAAACTCTGGACTGGTTGGAGTTGATCCAGACGGCGAAATTTTTAGGGGTGGCACCGTGGGAACTTGCGGAAAAGCCCATCACCTGGTTGAAGATGGGGATGCTGGCAAGGGAGGTGGAGAACCACGCCGCTGCATTATACAGACGACGGGAAGCCATGCGCAGGAGGTAGAAATGGGTTTGCCACTGGCGAAGTTGTGGGTTGAAGTGGGAGCGAACACCAAACCGGCGGAAAAGGCGCTCGGAGCCTTTTCCAGCCAGTTGAGTGGCATCGGCAGGGGGATGATGACGACCGGAGCGGTGATGACTGCCGGTATCACTGCGCCGCTGGTGATGGGGTTCAAGGGCGCGGTTTCGGCTGCGGTGGAGTACGAAGGCGCCATGAACATGGTCAGGGCGGTGACCGGCGCAAACGGCGCTGAGTTTGCCGCGCTGGCTGAACAGGCGCGGGCGCTGGGGGCAGATGAAAAAATTGCCGGAACCAGTGCAATGGACGCCGCCACGGCGCAATTGGAACTTGCGAAAGCGGGTTTGTCCATAAAGGACGTTTTGGGGGCGACCACCGGCGTGGTGCAGATGGCAGCGGCAGGCAACCTGGATAATGCCAGCGCAGCCATGATTGCCGCCAACGCGCTGAACGCCTGGAAGATGCAGGGAACAGAAGCCATCAAGGTGGCGGATTTGCTGGCGGCGGCAGCAAACGCGAGCAGCGCCGAGGTGGTGGATATGGCAGACTCTTTGCAGATGTCCAGCGCGGTGCTGGCGTCGGCGGGGATACCGATTGACGCAACGATTGCCATGCTTGCCGAACTGGCGAACAAGGGCATCATGGGGAGCGACGCCGGTACGAGTTTGAAGCAGATGTTCCTGAGTTTGCAGGCGCCATCTGAAAAAGCAAAAGACCTGATGAAGCAGTACGGCATCTCCGTTTATGACGCCAACGGCAATATGATGGCGGCAAGGGACATCATCGCTCAGTTTCAAGAGGGATTGAGCGGTCTCACCCAGCAGCAGCGTGATCTCGCGCTGGCAACCATCTTCGGAAGCGATGCTGTGCGCAGCGCCAACATTGTGCTGATGGGCGGGATTGAAGCTTATGACAAGTCCTACGCGGCGGTGACAAAACAGGGGGCGGCGGCTGAGCTGGCGGCTGCGAGAATGGAGGGGCTGCCGGGCGAGATTGAGCAGATGAACAGCTCCCTGCAGGACATGGCGGTGGCTCTGGGTGAAGCCATGTCGGGGCCAGTGAGTGACGCCGCGGAGTGGGTGACGGGGCTGGCGAAATCGTTTAACAGCCTTGACCCAGACGCACAGAAACAGTGGGCCGGGGTTGCGCTGGCGGTGGCGGCGATTGGGCCGGCGTTGACCGGATTGGGCGGAGCCTCAATGGGAGTTAGCGCAATTGCGAACCTACTGGGTAAGTTGCCGGGACTGTTGACGTTTATGGGAGAGATTGGTGCTGGATTATCGCTTCTAAACGGAGGCGCTGGCACTTTGGAGGTGATGGGTCTGGGGGGCGGGGCAGCGGCTGCCGGCATTCTATCGGTTCTTGCGCCTATTGCCGCCCTGGTGGGTACAACCGCGATATTGAATGAGGTTGGTGAGAAGCAGGCGGAAACGTTTCAGAAGCAACAGGAGCAGGTGAAAGCAAACTCGACCAGTTACGCCCAGTATAGCCGGGAGATGATGAACCTTGCCCGCAACACCCACAGAGCCAATGAGGTATCGATTGACAGCCACGGGAACCTGATAGAGACGGTGGAATCCTACGGATACACGTACCAGCGGGTGCTACAGGAAAACTACCTGATAGGGCGCGAGACGTTTGAGGCCATGCAGGAGCAGGTGACCGAAACCGGGCGGTATTTTGACTATTACAACTCCTCCATGTCGATGGATGGGGTTGCCAGTGAGTTTGACCAGGTGGCAGCAGCAGGCGAAGGGGCGGCTGAGGCTGCTGCAGGCGTGGCGGAACAGATCGGCATTTTGTCGTCGGTGGATACCAGCTTCGGAAGCAAGATCGCGGACGCGCTGAACAGCATCAACTTCCGGCAGGCGGGGGGAATGGATTATCAGGGGCTGTCTGAGGAAATACTTACAGCGGTTGATCAGGGCAAGATCACTGAGGAGCAGGGCAAGGAACTGCTGAGCGGGCTGTTTGCCGCCAGTGAGGCGCTGAAGGTGGAGATGGGCGAAATCACAGCATATGAGGCTGCCGCCAATATCCGCGACCAACTGGGTGGGAGCTTGAGTGAGGCCAGCTTGTTACTGGACGGCATCTTGCAGAAGATGGACAGCTTCCCGGAGGAAATCAAGGTGAAATTTGCGTTTATGGTGACGGGCACGGGCAAAGTTTCCGCGAAAACCACCGGGAAAAACACACCCGAGGAGGGTATGGCAACCGGCGGCCCGGTGTGGGCAGGTAGAAGCTATTACGTGGGTGAGCGCGGAGCGGAAGTCTTTGAGCCGGAAACCAACGGCAGGATCATACCAAATGGCCGGGGTGGGGGTGTGACCCTGGTAAATTACGGTCGGGTAAAAATTGATTCGGGGTCTGCCTTCGGGCGCTCGCTACTGGAGGGGTTGGGATGAGAAAGCCAATATCCTTTAACGGCCATAACATCAACGACGGCGCGAATTATGAGGCGCTGTTCCCGGCTGACGCCGGCGGCGACCGTGTGGATGCAGAAGGCCTGTTTGTGCAGAGACCAGGGACATGGCCGGTGTTTGCGGGCAAGCAGTTTGACAGTCACGGCCTGGCGCTGGTGTTGGTGATCAGGGCGGGGAGTAAAGACGAGATCCGGAAGTGGTTTGATCCTGAGCTTGGTCTGTGCCCGCTGGTCATGGAAGAAGACGGTGTGCAATGGTTTCTGATGGCGACCGTGGTCAGCATGGTTGACGAGGGCGGGAACGGCATCAACACCGTCTACATCTCGTTGGAAAGTGAATCCCCTTACTGGCAGAGCCAGACGCTGTACTCTGAGACCTGGAATGTGCTTGCCAGTGGCGATACCGTGACGGTGACGACTGCCACCCTGAAGGAGACCCCGCCTGTGCTGACGATTACGCCGGAAGGCAGCGCCAGCGCCGGTTACCAGCATCAGCGGTTTGTGCAGGTGCTGAACCCAACCGCCCGCGAATATGAAGCCAACATCCCCATTGACTTGACCGGCGGCGGTCTGGATACAGCGGCGCTGGTGACGGCAGGCAAGATGCAAGCCGATGGCGACGATTGGCGGTTTGTGGTGGATGGCGTGGAGGTGGAGCGGTGGCTGGGGTCAATGAATACCAGTGCCAGCAAAGCCTGGGTTAAGCTGGGGCTGAAGCCGAAGATTGAGCTCGTGCTGGCGGTGGCGGTTCCAGCGTCAGGTGCAATCGGCGAGCTCTACTTTAAACCGTCGAAGGACGCGGCTGCGGCTCTGGCGCGATTGCCGCGTCAGGGGCTGCTGGTGATTGACAGCGAAAGGTTTGTGTACTCCGGCGTTGACCTGAAAACTTACAAGGTGGCCGTCACTGAACGTGCCAGCCGGGACAGCAGCGAAGCCGCGCACCTGGTGGGGGCGGCGGTGAAGTGGGTCCAACACGACATCTGGATGCTTTACGGAAACGCGGGAGCGGAAGCACCTGACGTTGACGCTTACGGTGGGCCGCGGTTCAACCCAGCAACCTCCAACAACGGCGTGTGGGTGTTTGACGACTTCGGTACATACGCTACCGACGGGAAAGCCCGGCCAGTGGAAAAGACATGGATACCGGGGTGGTTGTATTCGAAGAAATATACCAGCTACCCCTACAGTGATTACGACGGGGCAGCACCTGACTACCTGGGGATGGTTATCGCGCCTCTGTGGACGTACCCGAAGCCGAGCACGGAACAGGCTGCGCTGGAATGGCGGTTGACCCACCCCGCCGGTTTCCTGGAGGTAAGCGCCACCGGCAGAAAGAAACGAACGGGGACGCCGTGGGCAACAACCTGCGGCCTGCAACACTCACGGGACGGGTCGAGGTGGACAACGGCGTGGAATGAGACCTCTCCGGTCAATGCGGGGTCATGGACTGCTTTTACCCGCAACGATCAGGCGATTGCCGGCGCGCCGACCTTTCTCCGGTTCCTGATGGAGGGTTCGGCCCCGGGCACATATGGGGCGAGCCAGACCGGCGATTACGCGGTGGAGATCCAGAGCGTGACCGTGGAAATGGTGACAGCCAACCTGCCGCAGATAACGGTAATGGCAGAGGATGACAATTACCCGCTGTCGGCGGTGATTGCCAACACCACCACGGGTGAAGAAATCGGGTTGGAATGCCCTATGAAGGTGGGAAGGAGCCTGGTGGTGGATTGCGGGGCCAGAACGGTGCTGAACGATGGCGCAAATGCCTACAGCGCACTAACACTGCTTGGGAACCGTGCCACCTGGTTGACGCTGACTGAGGGTGACAACGAGCTGGAGATACCCGCCGCCGGAACGGGGCCGCTGGAAATTGTGATCCAGTGGCGGGAGCAGAAACTATGAGCCGGATCATCTTTTTTGACCGTGCCGGTGTTGCCCTGGGCGAGACACAGGCAGAGGTGCAGCGCAGCTGGAGCCTGCACGGCAAGGGGCAGCAGAATGGTCTGGTGGGGCGGGCAAACTTCGTACTCTCTGTTTTGGACCGCGCCTGCACCCGCGAGTTTCTTGAGTTTGGGACTCTGATCTGGGTGGAGGATGAGAACTTGCCGGCGTGGGCGGGTGTGATTGACCCACCCCGGCGCTGGCGTTCACGGCAGGTGGAGGTGACCGCGTACCAGGCGGAGCGATGGCTGAAATACCGGCGTGGGGTGGTGGGGGCGAAGCTGACCGGCAGCGGCGGCGAGATATTCAAGCAGCTTATTGCCCAGTACAATGCCGCGGGGCTGCCGGGGATGAGCCTGGGCAACATCTGGACAGGCGGCACGGTACGGGAGGAAACTCTGGACGGCGCGAACCTGTTGAAGGTTATGGACGCACTGGCGGAGCGGGCGGAGTGTGAATGGCGAGTGTATCCGGTCATCGAAGACGGACGGCTGCGGCTGGTGGTGGAGTATGCGGAACAGTTGGGCCGCGACCTTGACTATATGCTGGAAGAAGATGGAAACCTGACCGCTCCGGAATGGAGCGAAGACGGTGAACTGATCAACGACCTGATTGGATACGGAGAGGGGGCGAACTTGAAGGCGAGACCAAGCCGCCGGGAAGAGAACGGGGAAAGTATCCTGGCGCACGGCAGGCGCGAAGGCGTGAAGCAGTTTGCTGGGGTGACGCAACCGGCGACGCTGGAGAGCAACACCCAGGCGGAAATTTCGCGAGTAGCGGAAGCGGTAAGCAGTTTCAGCCTGGACATGACCGCGACCGGTTATGTGCCGGAAGTGGGCGACCGCCTGCGGTTGCGGCTGCATACAATGGGTTTCGCGGCTGAGAGCGGGCGCGGATTTGATGGAACAGTGCGTGTGATGGGCATGGAGACCAACGGGCGCGATAACGTGCGCCTGATATGCCAAGTGTTGAAGTAGGAGGATGACATGGTGGACAGTCTGGTTTTGGACAGGATGACAAGCCCTGAGAACTTGCTGGACCGGGTGCAACGACTGGAGGAGATGGTAAGGGCGTTGCAGATGCGCGGAGTGACGGCGCAGTCGCTTGATGAAATCAGTGATGATCTGGGTGACCAGCGGGCTGGGCGTTTCCTGGCGCTGACGGCGGGAATTGAACCGACGGACGCAGATGCCACGGGCGTTTTTATGAGTGCTGAGGGGGAGGAGTACGACAGCATCAAAGCCAACATCGGCGGGGTGAAACAGGGGACGCTCCAGTTTGGTCTCGACGCGGCGACGGGGAAAGCCATATTTGCTGGTGGGGCTGCGACGATAGGACAGGACGCCATCGTCATCGACGCGATAAATTTTGCATACCGACAGATGTTTGGGGCTGGAGCGGACAGGCGAATAGGCATGCTGGGCATGTTTGCCCCGGATGGCGAGAGCAGAGCGGCGTGGGCGCTGAGATATACCGCGGATGGTGGAGATGAAGAGGTGATCAACGGCAGCTTCGAGGATGGCGATTTGACGGGATGGAGTGGCTCCAACTGGGTCGC